AGCATTGTCGATCATCAACAGGTTGGATGAGTTTGAGAGTGGTGATGTATGTTGGTTGGTAGCTAGGGATTACGAGCGAACTCGTGCTGAGTGGAATTATTTGTCTGAGATCCTGACTAAGTTGGGGTTTTTGATAAAGCAGACCAAGCGCATTGACCCCGGTGAGATGACTGTGGCGTGTGGTACGAGTGATAAGCCGGGTGTTTTTACCATCAAGACTAAATCTGCCCAAGATCATCGTAGTTTGGCTATGGAAGCCCCCAGAATGGTGGTAGCTTGCGAGTCTTCGCAGATTGATTACGAAAGTTTTCTTAGGTTGCGTGGTCGTGTTGCGGAAAAGCGTGGGTATTTGTTCCTAGAGGGTACGTTTGAGATGTCGCTAGGTTGGTATCCGTCGCAATGGGAGGCTTGGCAGTTCTATAACCCGGACGATGACGCTATTTCTTTTTCATTGCCCTCTTGGACTAACAAAGTTGTCTATCCGAACGGAAGAGATGACGAAGAAATCCTGTCACTGGAGCGATTACACTCCGAAGACTGGTTCAATGAACGTGTTGCAGGCAAACCAGCCCCACCAAAAGGGCTTGTACACAACATATTCGATGTTTCTACTCATATATCCGACAAAGCTGAGTACATCGAAGAAGAACCTGTGCATCTTTGGGTTGACCCCGGCTATTCTCAGGTCACTAAGTCCGCATATGCAGTGGTAGCAGTGCAGATTATTGGAGATCAAGTACGAGTTATTGACGAAATCTACGAAAGAGAAAAGATTACAGAGGAAATAATCGAGATCTGCCAGATGCGACCGTGGTGGAAGGACGTACAGCATGGTGTTATCGACATTGCCGCACACAACATTGGGGAATCAAGACCTGTTGATACTTGGTTGGAGAAGGCAAAGCTGTACATGCAGTCAGAGCGGGTCGGAATCATGGACGGAATCGAAAGGTTCAACACGTTCTTGAAAGAAAACCCCTCAACAAAGCAGCCAAGCTTTATAATCAACCACAAAGCTAGGGGGCTAATCTCTGAATTGGGTGGTTGTGCTAACCCATTTGACGATCAAATCCATGTGTATACGTGGCGCACAGACAGAGATAACAACGTGATCGGAAGACAACCCAGAGATGCTTTCAATCACAGCATAAAAGCAGTAACCTACGGATTAGTTGTAAACTTCGGGTATGCTAGAGCGGCAGGCGCAACAAAGATAATTACTGTAAACAGGTGGTAATGTGGCTAAAATTGATGACCTAATTTCCCAGATTGAAGAAGTTTGGGAGTCGCCGGGTTTCCGCACCAGACGTACCCGCATGGAAAGCGATTACGGTCTGTACCGTATGAATCCATACGAAGCTGGCAATGGCTACCAAAGCTACACATCAAACGCTCCGAAGATCCTCGCAGATAAGATCATGTCTTACCTGTCGAACGCCCAGATGTCGGTACGAGTACCCCTCAGTTCTGAGGTTGATGACCGTACTCCCGGCACACTGAAGGAAAAGTTCGTTATCGGCGCACTCAACCTTGCCGATGAACGAATGCAAAGATACGGTCAACCATCTGTCAGAGAGCAACTAGCCTTTTATGTGACGCTCCGTGGGTGGTATGCAGGGCGAGCCATGCTAAACAAGCACGAAGATGGCTCTACATATGTTGACATAACACCACTTGACCCTCTTCACATTTGTTATGAGATGGATGACCAAGGGATTGTTTGGCTTGCACACAAAACAAAACGCTCGCCTGCTGCGGTAAAGCGATCTTACAACGTAGATGTTGAGCCTTTGATTGAGGGAGAAACTTCTTCAGGTGTAACTGTTTGGGACTATTACTCAAGAACAGAAAACGCAGTCATTGTTCGTGGTGATGAAGATACGGTCAAGTACGGCAAACGCCTTACAAAACACAATGTCACTGATGTAAACGGCAACCCATGCGCTCCAGTATTCCTTGGCGCAGTTGGTCCAGCCCCTTGGGTACAGGACGATCTATCGGGTGATGACACCGCAAGAGATTACGGTGAGTCGATATTCTCTGCCAACCGGATTCTTTACGAAGATTACAACTTCGCTATGAGTGCATATAAGACACTTGTACGGCGCGCTGTAAGGCGACCATACAAGATTGTTTCCCCGGATGGAACTACAACTCTTGACACTGATCCGTGGCAGGATGGGTCAGAGGTTCCATTGCCAGCAGGAACAGATATTCGTTTGATGGAAGAAGTCACAATGCCTCTTGATACGGGAGCATTTGTTGGCTTGGTATCAGGTGAGTTGCAGCGTGGTGGTTTATCGAACGTAAGCTACGGTGAACTTCCCTTTGCTATCTCAGGCTTTGCAGCCAAGATATTGCAGGAAGGCTCTGCCCACCAGATCGAACCCAGAGTAAAAGGCATGACTGCCTGCTATAAACAGATCTCTGAAATCATTTCAATGCAGTACGAAGCTGGTGGCTATAACCCGCTTGAGGTAAGAGGTCGCCATAACGATATTGCCAGCTACTTCAACGAAGAAATAAAGCCTGCTGATCTTGAAGGTTCAGGTGCGATTGATATCAAGTTCGGTGTGCGTATGCCACAAGACGAACCGCAGCTAATCACAATGGCACAGATGATGCGTGAAGGTCAGAAGCCTCTTGCACCGGACGAGTGGATTTGGGAGAATGTCTTACAGATCAATGATGTAGACCAGTTCCGTAATTCAATTTCGGCACAGCAAGCACAAGTAACAGAGCCAAAGGCATTGTTGCTTACGTTGATCGAAGGTCTAATGCAAACGGGCGAGCAAGAAAAAGCCCTGATTTATGTAGATCTTCTACGAAAGACATTGAAACAAGACCAACAAGAAGAGACTGCCCAAGACTTACAGTTCCAGCAGTTACTAAGTTCTATTGGTATGACTCCTCCGCAGGCTGGTCAGGGTGCTACCCCACAGCCTCAAGCCCCAAATCCTAATCCGAGTGGTACGGGAAGAAGCCCCATGGACGTATCAGGTGGCATAATATCTTCTCAGATGCAAGGCTTTCAACGGACTGGCGATCCACAGCAGGCTCCACCGGGTACACCGGGAGGAGCGGGACCAAGAGTTAATCCTCTAGGGAATATGTAATGGCAAAGTATGTAGTAGATTCTAGTGTTCCTTCGTATTCTAGGGCGTGGGGTCTTGATTTAGGCAATAAATATGTTGAAGCCAATAGTGAATCAGAAGCAAAAAGACTTGCTGCTATAACGGCTGGTATTCCTGCTGCTGCAATATCTGTTCAATTTATTGCTCCGGGGTTAGAAAGTGTTTTATCAGGCGGTTTACAACCACTTAGTGCTAATCAAAATCTGACTCCCAAAATGACACCAGCCCAAGAAGACCGCACTTCTGCCAGAGAAGTATCTTCAGGTGCTTCTTCTGCATTTGGAACAGACCCCTCCAATATAGAAGGCTATTACAGTTCTGCTCCTCGCCCAGATGATAAATCGTTTACGTCGATGGTGGCTTCTATTGATCCTAATTACGATCCGACTGGTGGTGCATATAGTACATTCAAGCCCGGCTCTAACTTTTCGGTTGGGAATTTAGGGGGGATTGACCCAGCAGCATACGCCCCGCTTGGAGGGGCTGGCTTTGATAGCAATAGGCTAAATGGCGGCGCAAGCCCAGTAGGTTACGACGCAGCCCCCGGAGTTTATTCAGGAATGTACGGAGAAACATTCGATCCTGATTTACCAGTAATTCCAAATCCTGTTAGTGCCGACCTGCGTAACCAACTTGATTTCGCAAACAGTCAAGCATTCACTAACGCAACAATAGATCAAGACGAGCTGGACAGGCTAGATGCGGAAAGAGCAGCGCGTGAATCACAAGAAAAATTCGATGAAGAGCAAGAAAGAAAAAAGCAAGCTTCGCTTCTTAATGATCCAGTACGCTCGTGGGATGCCAAGCTTCAAGACATAACCCTTTCTTACGACGCAAAGGGTAATGTCAGTGTAAACCTGCCTGTTGATATGTGGCGAAATGCTTCCAGAAAAGTAGGTACAGTAGATCAAAAAATAGGCAGAGAAGAAATAGAAGATGCAATACGAAAAATTGCAGAACTAGGTGGCAGAGATAATCTAGATCGCTCTGTCAGTAATATGTTGCAACAGGCACGTAACTATTACTCCAGCACTCCAAGAGGAGGAAATGCTTGGAATAGAAGTATTGATGGTGGTTTGATTGATGGAAAACTGCTAGCCGATGACGCTTTCAAAGCTACATGGGGTAGCCTTGCAGATGAAGTTCTAGGTGCTAGAGAAGCAGACGTAACGGGACAGATACCGGACGCATGGGCAAGCAACCCTGATGGCTTCAACTCTTACAGTGAAAAACAAAAAGATGATATTAGAAACAATAATTTAGGTAGCCACCAAGAGGTTCAGAATTTTTATTCTGCGGAACAGGCTAAACAATTTGATGCTGGTGCTGATGCGGAAGCCCTTTACGATGTTGGCAAAGATGTCGGGATAGATCCTTTCTATGGAGAAACCGTTGATCCTAATGCACTAGGAACAGGTCAGCTAGGTCCAGATCAAGCAGGACCTTACGATCAGACGCTTCCTGTTGTGCCTCCCCCTCCTGTGTTTGGACCCGAACCTCCACCAGCAGCAGCAGGGTCGTTCCCTGTGTTGTCTAGCCAAGAATTGATAAACGACCCGCAAGGATATCTAACAGCAGCAGGTCAAAGGCTAGCTTTTAAAAATGTGTATGGTGATGCAGCAACGGGTGTCGGTCCTTTAGCCAGTTATTTACAACGCCAAACCTTTCCCCTGACCAATGCGTACAGGGCAGCAAGTTTTGCAAATATGGGAAGAGAGCAAGCAGGTGGCGTTGCTCCTCAAGTTTCATTTGAAGACTTCCTTAGAACTACACGAAATCAGCCTT